AACTTTTCTCTTGCTTCTCCTAGCATGTATTTGCAGGCAGCAAGAGTATAATCCTTAATCCATTGTTTAGCCAGATAGTCCTGTAGTAGTTGACCATCGGGTCTATAATTATAAGAATATATCAACACTTCTTCACCTGCTCTGGGACGCTGTAACAGTGTTAGTCTTTTAGTAACAGAATTCCATGTAAATTCTATAAAACTACCAAACATACGACCAACTAGTTCTTGTTGTCCTGCAAATAGCTCGTATGTTGCAAGTCCTCCCATTCCGCTGCCTGCTAACAAATATGTGTTTGTATATGCTAGGTTAAATGGTTCAAATAAACTGCTGCCGTCGCCCGAACCGCTGCGTGATCCTACACTACGTCTGAATATTTGTCTGACTTCAATAACTTCCGGAGGTAAAATATAAGCATTTTGATCCTCAACGAGTTTTAACGATATATAGCTTTCTTCGACTGCGTGTTCGCTACGCTGACGATATCGGTTTAGGGCTTTAGTTAACGCCACTTCGTAGTGTACTGGATCTAATTCCACATCGACCATGCCGCCACCTAACATAGTGTGTACATAATCAAACACTTCTTGCTTATATGTGACTAAATTGTTATCTGTCATTTGTGTTGTCTCCAATAGTATTTATCGTTACGATAAATATGTATATGCCTAGATTAAGTCTTTACCGCCCGAACAAAACAGCCGATTACGAATTCCTTGATAGAATTATCAACGAACAATTCAGCATCGGCGGAACCGACTTGTTTATACACAAGTATCTTGGAACTAAAAATCCAACTGACGGAAATGCAACCGCAGATCAACCTCAGTATGCTGCAATAAAAGAAACTAACATTCAAGATATGTTATTTTTAGAAAATAGAGATAGAAAATACGATGCTGACATATATCGTATTCGCGGAGTATATAACGTTCAGGACAATGATTTTAACTTGAGCCAATTTGGCTTATTCTTGAGCAACGACACATTGTTTTTAACAATACATATAAACAGCAGTGTTAAGACCTTGGGCAGAAAAGTCATGCCGGGCGATGTTATTGAGTTACCACATTTAGTTGACGAGTATGCGCTTAACGATTATTCAGTTGCGTTAAAACGTTTTTATGTAGTAGAAGATGTAAACAGAGCGTCTGAAGGGTTTAGTCAAACATGGTATCCGCATTTATATAGATTAAAATTAAAACAAATAATTGACAGCCAAGAGTACAAAGATATACTCGACCTACCTGCAGGCGACGAAGCAGGAAATACATTAAGAGATGTACTTAGTACGTTTGAAATTGATATGCAAATCAACAACGCAGTTATTGCACAAGCAGAAGCAGATGCGGCAAAGAGTGGATATGATACCAGTCATTTCTATACATTGCAAGTTAATGATAGCGGACAAACTGAATTAGTTACAGCAGATCTTACAACACTTGATACTTCGACTCAAAATGAAATGGCAGATAGAGTAAATCAAACACCCGAAAGAACTGGATACTCAGGATATTTGCTTGGCGACGGATTAGCACCAAACGGCGAAGCATTTGGCAGCGGAATATCTTTTCCGTTAAGTTCTACAAAGGGTGATTATTTTTTAAGATTAGATTTTATGCCAAACAGATTATTTAGGTTTGACGGAACTCGATGGGTAAAAATGGAAGACAACGTAAGAACAACATTAAGTAATACGTCAACTAGAAACACACAAAAGGGTACGTTTATTAATAATACCAACACAACTACTGTATGTGATGATACAATCGACGAAAGACAGAGTTTGTCAAAGGCTCTTAGACCAAAGGCAGATAATTAATGTGTAAAAGAGCTTGGATGGATAAAGAACAATGAGTTTGCATTTTTATGATGGACAAATAAGAAGATACTTAACTCAAATTATTAGAATGATGAGTAACTTCTCATACAAAGATGGAGACGGCGACTTAAGACAAGTTCCGGTAACATACGGCGACTTGACTAGACAAGTTGCTAGTATCATGAGAGATAATTCTGAAAACAAAATACCTAGTGCTCCTCGCATGGCAGTTTACGTTACTGGGTTAGAAATGGACAGAAGTAGAACCAGTGATTCATCATATGTTAGTAAAGTTCACATTAGAGAACGTGCATACGACACTAACGGAAACGAGTATTTAAATACCCAAGGCAAAAATTACACAGTCGAACGTTTAATGCCTACTCCTTACAATTTAGCAGTAAGTGTTGATATATGGACAACTAATACAGATCAGAAACTACAAATACTAGAACAAATATTAATGTTGTTTAATCCTAGCTTAGAAATACAAACAACAGATAACTTTGTTGACTGGACTAGTTTAAGCGTGATAAATTTAGAAAGTATTACATTTAGCAGCAGAAGTATTCCTGTAGGTGTTGACTCGGAGATAGACATAGCTACATTAGGATTCAGTACTCCTATATTCATATCTCCGCCGGCAAAGGTAAAACGTCTAGGAGTTATTACAAATATTATTACAAGCATATTTAACGAAGCAAACGGATCTATCGATTTAGGAATAAGCTCAGCACAAGGTGCGCTGGAAAATAATAATTTAACCATGCGAGAAGAAATAGCAACAGTCGGTGCAGACGGAACAGTCGAAACAACAGTTGACAAGGGTGAATTTCCAAATACCGGAACTGGAGAAATGGACTTTAACGTTAAAAGAACATTTGTTCCTGCTGCATTAGGAAGTGCAAACGGTAGTATCGGTATACTAGGACTAGGACTTTATATCAAAAGCGGAAAAGCATACGTTATTGACAAAGGAGAAGTTGGTACTGTAAATTGGGATGGATTATTTGCACAAGTGCCAGGCTGTTATACTCCTGGTGTAAGTCAAATACGTATTTCAAACGGAGACGGTACGTATATCATTGGCTACATAACTGTTAATCCATTAGACCCAACAGAGTTAATTGTTGAATGGGACGAAGATACATTTCCTGCAAATACTGTGTTGACCAGCAGTGCAAGAAATCCTAACAGTTATACTAGCATGGACTACATTATTGATCCGTTACGCTGGAACCCAACTACTAGACTAGTTGTAGGGTTACGTTTATTAATATTAAGTAAAGTAGGCAACGACAACAACGACGATGGGGCAGATGGATGGAAGAGTACAAACAGTCCGTTTGGCGAGCTGGTGGCAGGCGAAAATGATATAATTGAGTGGGACGGCGATCAATGGAATATCATTTTCAATGCAAGTGAAAATGCAGATCCGATTTTTATAACTAATTTAGCAACAGGAAGTCAGTATAAATGGACTGGCGAATATTGGACTAAAAGTTTCGAAGGCGAATATTCACAAGGATCGTGGGCGCTATTTCCATAACGCTAATTATTAGTATGAAAAATATTGTTTGTTCTGGTGCGCTGTTTTATACATTATCCACTAATAGATTTTTATTACTTCATAGAACGCAATCTAAACAAAACAATGTTTGGGGATTAGTTGGCGGTACAAATGAAGAACGTGAAACTCCATGGGAAGGGTTAAAACGAGAAATAACTGAAGAAATAGGGATTATGCCCGATATTAAAAAAGTTATTCCATTGGAAACATTTATAAGTAACGATGAACATTTTAAATTTCACACATACTTGTGTGTAATCGACCAAGAATTTTTTCCTACTTTAAACAACGAGCATGACGGATATGCTTGGGTTAAGTTTGGAAGTTGGCCAAAACCCTTGCATACTGGGTTGGCTAACACTCTTAGACGCAAAGCAAATCAGCAAAAATTAGACACAGTTTTTAAGATTGTTGATTTAATTTCGTAAACTGTTCTTTTAGCCAATCAAAGTCATTAATTTTTCTTAACGCTTCAATGTTGCCTACATTGTCGATACCATACTGCTTACCTGCATTTGCACCAGCAATACAATAATCGCCAAATTCTTTATCCTTGCCACGAGTACACCAGACGTTTAATCTAAAATCAGTTTCCTCGTCTCGTTGTCCGTCAATGGTTTTCGATGACAATTTTACACATTCTCTAAACGCACTTCTCCAAGTACTGAAAGGATCAGTATTAAATTTAGTAATATTGGAAACACGATTTATAGACTTAAACAATGTAGATATACTTGTAGTCATGTCAGGTTTAGTTGTGTCCATGTTTAGTGTTAGCTCTTTAGGTAACAACTTTACGGCACCATAACCGTATACTAAGTTATTAATAGGATTTAGTGATTTCCAAACGTGAACTGTTTTTTTACTATCAGGGTCGTATGTTGGAATATAGTAATCGAAATTAAAATTATCAATAATCTCGGCATCGGCATCGACAACCCAGATCATTTCAGACGAACAAAGTCGTGCTGCTTCAATGTGTGCTTGGTGTATGCCGTGAACCCCGTGTACACGCTTTGCTCTAGGAAACTTTTCTTTTAATTTATTATAATTTGTATCTGCATGTTCCTCGTCTTTGCTTATAAACACAATGTCATAAGTTTTTGGATTGCTTGCTACAATGTCGTATTCTTTCTTTTCTAAATAAAATCTATGTGTTACTTCGTGTTCGATTGCTGGAAGTTTTTTACTCATTAATGCTACGCCATCGTATGCACTTCCATTTTTAAATATGTGGTGTATGCTTCTTTCAAACCATTGGTTGTGTGGAAAATACAAATCAAATTTAAAATTATTTGCAATGTCAACATCATCAGGAATTGACCAAAACATTTCTGTTTTTGAGTTCTGGACTGCATTTAAATAGTCGGCGTAATTCTTTATAATAAACTTATCATAAACAACTGGACCACTTGCAACTATATCCCATTCTTTTCGTTTTGCAATTAATCTGTGTTCCACTTCTTTTTCAGTTAACACTATTTTTTTAGTACACAAAAATAATCCATCAAACGATATTTCGTCACCGCACTTGTGTTTAAATACGTGATTTATGTTTCTGTCAAATGTCTCGTGATGACTAAAATACCTATTTAGATTAAACGTGTCAGAAATTTTTATATTATGTGTGCCCATCCAAAACATGTCAGTAGTTGATTTTTCAAGAGCATCTAAATATTGATCATACGTGTCGATAAAAAAGAAATCATACGGCTTAGGATACGATGCAACAATATTATGATCTTTTTTGTTTATATAAAATCTTGTATCAACTTCTTTTTGTGTTGCGACAGCGTGTTTACTAAAAAGAACAATTCCGTCTCTATAATCTCCGTTAAACATGACATGATTTGTTTTTCTATCATATTCGTTTGAATGATTAAAATTCATATCAAATTTAAAATCACTTAATACAATTACATCCGAAGGAACGCCCCAGAACAATTCTGTTTTTGAATTTTCCAGTGCATTTAAATAGTCATTATAATTGTTAACTGTAAACTTTTCATATTGACCGTTTGTAGATACAACAATATCCCATTCTTTTGCATTGACAACAAATCTGTGTTCTATTTCTTTTTCGGTAATAGGCTTATGTTTGCTTAATAAGAACACGCCGTTAAATTTTATTTCGTTGTTGTCTTCATGAGCAAATGCATGGTTTTGTTTTCTATCATATTCATTGTCATGAGTAAAATAAATTTTATCAAGTTCGTTTTCGTTTATTTTAATGTTGTGTGATAACGCCCAAAACATTTCAGTTTTAGTATTATCTAGCGCACTGATATAATCGTCAAATGTTTCTATATAAAACTTATCATAAACAACTGGACTGCTTGCAACTATGTCCCACTCTTTTGCGTTAACAATAAATCTGTGTTCTATTTCTTTTTCTGTAACAGTCTTGTGTTTTGAAATTAAAAATAAACCGTTTCGATAAGTTTTACCTTCAACTTGATGAATGAAACTATGATGCGTTTTTCTGTCGTATTCGTTTTCGTAAGCAAAATACAAATCGGGAATTGTGGGTGAAATATTACTGCTACTCATCCAGAACATCTCAGGACCTTCTGCATTCTGAGCCTTTAAATAGTCATTGTAACTGTCAATTTTATATACAGGATACTTAACAGGAACAGATGCGACAATGTTCCATTCTTTTCTGTTAACTGGATAACGATAGCTAACTTCATTTTCCGTTAGCGGCGAGTGTTTGCTGCACAATATCAATCCGTTGTAGTAAACATCATCATTGACTTTATGAATAAATGCATGATTTATTGTTCTGTCATATTCATTGTCATGGGTAAAATATATGCTAGAAAAATCAAACATTGTTGTATCAATATTTTTGGTTGAAATCCAAAACATTTCAGTTTTAGAATTATCGAACGCATTTAAATAATCGTTATAATTTTCTACATTGAATTTGTCGTAAACAACCGGTGTACTTACAATGTCGTTCCACTCTTTTCGTTCAACAGGGTGTCTATATTTGATTTCTTTTTCTGTTAATACTTTATGTTTACTGCACAGCATTAAACCATTTTTATATAACTCGTCGTTTACTTTATGTAAAAATATGTGTGTTTGTTCACGGTCAACTCGGTTGTGCCAATCTATGTAAAAATTGTTTATGTAATCATGATCTACAGATATGTTATTTGTTGATACCCAAAATAGTTCTGTTGTGGTTTTGTTTAGTGCATCTAAATAATCATTATAATTTTCTACGTTGAATATATCATAGGATTTTGGGTGCGATGCAACTACATCCCATTCTTTTTTTTCTATATAAAACCGATGTTCGAACTCTTTTCTAGTTACAGGGCTTCTTTTAGAAAACAATACTATTCCGTCATACAAGTCTTTGTTTTTAAAAACATGTGTAATATCTCTATCAAACATGTTATAAAAATCAAAATTAATTGAAAAGTCAAAATCTTTTTCAACTATTACGTCTGTTGGAATATGCCAAAACAATTCTGTTTTTGAAGTTTTTAACGCTGATTCATAATCTTCATATGTGTCAAAAGAAAATGTTTCGTAATTTCTAGGTTTACTTGCTACTTGTTTTACTTGTTTCTTTTGTGCTAGAAATCTATATTCAAGTTCTTTGTCTGTTGGAATATAACTTTTAGGCATTAGCGCAATACCGTCAAACTTATCATTTTTTCCATTGCCAAACAAGTGAGGATATTTAAAACTCCACTCGTCGGGTTCGTAATCAAACTCAAATGTGTTGTCTATAATTAGGTCGTCGTACACAATCCAAAACATATCTGTTACTGCTAATCTCATAGCGTCTTGATAGGTTTTAACTGCTATTGCTTCAGGGAATCTTTTTCTTAAATCTTCCCATGTACCAGTTTCTTTGTCTCCTAAGAAGAAAATGTCAAAGTTGTGTTTTCCTCTATACACATCGTAGTCACCACAAATGTTGGTTTCGGTTACAAGTTGTGTTTCGTCGTTTATAGTAGTTGGCACAAGTCTAACTTTTTCCCAGCTACTTACACGCTTGCTTTCTTTAAAAACATAAGGAAAACAAATAGTACATCCATAGTCGTCACGTTTGGGTTTGTAATGCCACGGAAACGATCTATACACTTCAATATCTTTATCGACTACCCATACGTAATCTGACTTATCTTTGAACTTATCAAGTTGTTTTAAATCGTAGTTCTTTGCATCTTCTACATACAAGATTGGAAATCTTTGCAAGATATGATTTTTTAAAACATCTTGTGCATTATAAGTCTTTTTACTAAATTTTTTAAAACGTTCAACTGTATTCATTTGTCTCATCTAAAATAAATGCTTTTATTCCGTAGTGTGCTACTTGTTTACTCAAGTCAACGTCGATAAAAGTTTTGAATCCATACTCGTTTGCTTGTCTGCAAAAATAAATATCTTCACCTACAAAGTTGTCTTCTGCTTCGTTATAAATGTGAGTAAACCACGGCTTAGGTAACGTTTCAAAAACTTTTCGACTTACTAACATGCATCCCATTCCAACTGCCCAAACTTTATGCAAGCCTGTTTTAGCATCTAGCCTAGCATCTAGATCGTGTTGATTAATAAATGCAACACTTCTTAATGGTTTAACTCTTGTGCTATAAGTTGCAGCAACAATATCTTTATTGTGTGCGAGCAACTGATCGACTGTGTCTTTTGGAAAGTGCATGTCACTGTCAAGCCAAAGTAAATAGTCCGATCCACTTTGTAATGCACGATTTGCTAGTATTTGTCGTAGGTCTGGAATAACAGTTCCTAAGGCAGAAAATATTTCAAAATCTACACCGGACTTTGCCAAGTGCGAAGTTAAATTAGCAAGAGACTTGGCAAATCCTAGGTGTACATAGTTGTGTGAAGGAATGCATATTGCAATTTTCATTAGACTAGCTCTTGACTAATCAAATCTAGATTCAATTCCTTTTCAGTTGCTAGTGTAAGTTTGTTTAGTTTGTTTGCAGTACTTGTTGCTTTTTTTACAACCTCTGCAAATTCTTTTTCAGGAAGCAGTGCCATTGCTAACATTGTTTCTGGTTGTACTTTACCTAAAGTTAGAAGATCTGCCGCTGCACGGTTACCAAAATGTTCAATCCAATGATGTTTGTCATCGGCTTCTGCTCTACTTAAAACTTCTTCTTCGGTTTCACTGCCTAAGATTTTAGTTTTAATAGATTGTTCTAGATCTTTATCTTCTAAATTAATAGATTTTAATTTTTTAAGTTTTCTTGCCTTACTAAATTCAGTAGCAAGAATAACATTCTCGAGTTCATATGCTGTTATCATAAAAGTATTCTCCTCAAATTAACTACCCTGACCACCGAATGTGGCACTAAGACAAATAAATGTACCTGAAGAAATACCTAAGTATGTTCCTAGTACACCCATGAATATAGGAGTTCCGGAAAGCCCGAAGTAAGTGTTTACATCGCTCATACAAATGAGACTACCTGTTGGTGGTAACGATCCTGTTGCCATATATATTCCTAGTTTTTACTACAATAGCAGAGTATTTAATTTAAGTCAAGTAGGATAGCCAAGGTTTTTGGCTATCCTTACTTTTATTTATCGAGTACTTTCTGAAGCATTGATCTCAACTCGTCAATTTGTCTTTGCTGTTCTTTAAACGCTTCGATAAATGCACCAGCAAAAGCACCGTAGTTAACTGACTTAATACCGTCCTCGCCTTCATGCACAACTTCTGGGAAATATTTCTCAACTTCTTGTGCAATAACACCCATATGTCTACGTTCGGTGTCTTCTTTATCGGTTCTTGTAAATGTCACACCACGTATGCTTAATATCTTGGTTAGCGGATCTGCAATAACTTCAATGTTATCTTTAACTCTAACGTCAGAGAACGCACAAACATCACCGGTTGCAGTAAACGTTCCTGCGCCAGTTAGTACTGCGGCTTGTGTAGTTCCACCGTACCATCTGAAGTATGTGGTAGCACTGGCAGTCGGAACACTGTGCCACAATGTACTGCTTCCGATGCCTATTGCATAATCCACTGCCGCAGCACCTATATTTGGATACAACAACAGTTTAGTACCGGCGCTTCTTGTGGTAAATGTCGGCAAGTCGACTCCGTTGACGTTCCAGTCAATTCTGTTACCACTTGCACCATTTAGATAAAGCTGACTGCTACCTGCTGTAGCATTATTTGCACCAGATAGTATCAATGTTTGTGTACTTGGGTTTATACTGAAGTTAGTGTTAACAAGACCAGTTTGTGCACCTGTGGTGTTTGCAACAAACGTAATGTATCTTGTTGCGTTTGTCGAGTCAGTTGCAATGCTTTGTAGTGTATCAGTGTTTGTGTCGGTGTCACTCCATGGAACGTTTACTACCAAATTGTCACTGCCATCGACTTGAACTGCATATGTTCTGCTTGCTGTTGCACTAACTGCGTTTGATGCAACTGTTTGTGTAGTAGCATTTACGTTTGCATTAAATGTTGTGCCGCTTAATGTTAATCCTGTTCCTGCTGTATAAGTTGTATTAGTATCAGTTGAGCTAATTGTAATAGTATTTGCATCAGTTCTTGTTACTGTTACGTTTGTGCCAGACGCGAACGTAACATTATCAGTTGATGCATCGCTGCCTGTAAGTCTTAAATTGGCACCACCGACTACAGTTTCTGAACTAATACTATAGGTTGTATTAGTGTCAGTGACAGTTTCGGTTGCAGTTGTTAACCCAGTTACGTGACCGTATGTATCAAGATTAACACTCTGAATGTATGTTCTGCCAGTATTAGATAACGAACTTTGACCACTTGTATTTGAGTGACTGATTGTTATTCGATCTGCGACTGTATCAGCTACTAGATCAATACCGTTTGTGCTATCTAATGCTCCTGCTCTAATATATAGCGTATCATTGTTACTGTCTGCAACAACTGTATCAATTGTAGTACCATCAGATTGTTCAAGTCTGATGTTTTTAAATATATTCTGCGAGCTGCCGAGATCGGTGTTTGTAATACGAATAGCATCATTTGTTGCATCGATGTTAACACTAATACCAGTACCGCTTACTATCATTAATGTGTCTCCAGTAGTGTCTGCAACCGCACTACCTGACGTTGACCATGTATACCCGACGTCAGTGGTTAACGTAATAGTTCCAAAATCCGAACTTTGACTAGTCAAGTAAGTTGCAGTTGTAACCGCAGTTACGTGACCCATTTCGTCAACGGTTATACTTGCAATACCAGCACTTCCTTGCGCACCACTTAACGTCGAAGTATCAGCGTGAGCAATTTTTATTGCATCAGTACCTGCTACTGTATTTGTAAATAAGTCAATACCGGCAGTTGATCCAGTTAACCCACGAACAAATGTTATTGTATCAGTATTGCTTTCTGCCGCTTGAGTTGTATTGGTATTTGCAGTTCCCCATGTATAGCCAGCATCTGCACCGATTGAAGCGTTTGCAAACGCATAATTGCTTGCAGTATTCCATACTACTGTACTAGAAACAGTATTTGTCCAAGCAGCAGATCCATCTACAGATACACCGGCTGTACCTGTTACATCTCCAGTTAGCGTAACTGTAGCAGTTCTTGCTGTTGCCCACTTAGTTGCTGTTGCTGCGTTACCAGAAACACTAATTGAATATGTACCTGTTAGTCTGTCGCTAGGCACTGTACCGCTTGTTAGCTGGCTAGCATTAAGAGTTGTTAATCCACTACCGTTGCCGTTAAATATACCATTAGAGTATACGTTTCCGGCAACACCTAAACCTCCGCCGATAATAACAGCACCGGTTGTATGGCTAGATGAAGCAGTGGTGTCGCTAAATGTCTTAGCTCCTGCCATAGTCTGAGTACCACCCAGTCGAGCTCCGTCTACAGTACCACTTGATAAGTTTGACGCATTAAGAGTTGTTAATCCGCTACCGTTGCCAGTGATTGTACCGCCAAGATGAATGTTTCCAGCAACACCCAACCCGCCTCCGATAATAACAGCACCAGTTATAGTACTAGAAGAAGCAGTAGTATCGCTAAATGTCTTGACTCCTGCCATTGTTTGGTTTCCGCCTAGGCGAGCACCTGCTACTGTTCCACTGGTTAGTTCAGTAGCATTAAGAGCAGTTAAACTTGTACCTACACCGGAGAATCCACTGGTTCCACCAAATGTTAATGTTGTTGTACTAGCTGTTAAACTAACACCCGGAATACGGAAGTTGGTTATACTACCATTACCTAGTGTAATTTCGTTGCTGGTTGTACTTGTGCTTGCATCTGCATTATAACCGATAACAATGTTATTGCTACCCAATGCAATGCTGTCGCCGGCATTACTACCGATAGCAACGTTTTGTTTACCAGTGGTAATTGCAAGTGCTTGATATCCAACTGCAACGTTGTTTGTAGCTGTATCACTTACAGTGCCGGTTGTGTTTTGCATTGATTGAGCACCAACAGCAACGTTGTATCCGGCATTTGCTGCGGCTTGTGCTAGTGCATCATTTCCTACCGCAGTATTATGTGTCGAGCTAGTAACAAGAGCCAATGCTGTATTACCGAGTGCAACGTTATCTGTGCCTGTAACAACAGCACCCATTGCACCGACACCGACTACTAGGTTGTCAGTACCGGTGCTTATAGCTTGTCCACCTGCTATTGCAAGATTGGTTGCACTATTTCCGCCACCACGACCAACTTTGTGGCTGTTTACAGTTATATCACTGGTAAATGTTTTGCCTGCTTGCGATGTAGGCAAATAGGAATCACTTATAGTACCAGAACTTATATTCGAAGCGTTTAGAGTTGTTAGTCCACTACCATTACCAGTGAATGTACCACCAGAGTGAACATTTCCAGCAATACCAACACCGCCGTCAACAACTAATGCACCTGTTGTAGTGCTGCTCGAAGCAGTTGTTGCATCTATGTTTACATTTGGTTTAAGAGCAATAGCATTGCTACCAGTTGTACTTGTGAAAACAATAAAGTCATTTGATCCGTCTGTGATACTTAACCCGTCTGCTAAGTTTGTAGGAAATACAATTTCGTTTTCAGTGGTTGCACCCTTGAAGTTTACACTTTCACTTAGGTACAAGTCTCTCCATGCAAGTGAACTTGTACCCAAGTCTCGAGCATCATTTGTACTTGGTTCTAGGTTGCTATCCATACGTCCTACAAATGTTATAGTATCAGAAGTGGCATTACCTAAATTGATATCTCCGTTTAGATCTGTTTGTCCTGTTACAGTTAGTGTACCTGCAACAGTTGTGTTACCGCTTGCTACTACTACACGGAATTTTTCAGAACCGCTCGCACCGATATCAAAGTTAGTGCCGTCAAAACGGAAGTTTGCATCATCTTCTAATGCACCACTGGTTCCTGCAATGACAATACGGTTATTGGTTAGATCACTTATAATTGCACTGGCTAGAGTTGATTCACCAGTAACACCCAATGTTCCTGCAACGGAAGTATTGCCACTTGAAGCAGTTACAGTAAATTTATTTGTATTAACTGAAAAATCGCCGCCGATGTCTCCTAGTCCAGAAACATCTAATGTGCCAATAGTTGCTGTTCCGTTGACATTTATGTTTGTAGCTGTTAGATTTCCTTCAAACGCATCTGCAACGACAGTGCCGAGACTAAACGATGCATCAGCGACATTGATGTTGCCACTTATTTCAGGATCATACTCGTCAAAGAATTTAAACTTTTGATCTGTAACATCAAAGAAGAATCCTAAATGAGTGTACCCTACGCCGGATGTTCCTGTGTTTCTGTTTCCAGTAACGCCAACATCAACGTTTACTGGCGAAGCACTACCTGACCAACTGTCGTTTAGTGTATGTCCTGTCGTCGATACCCATACAACACTGATACCGTCTGCTAGTGCCACTGGATCTGTATCTACGTCAATATCAGTTGCTTCTGTTGTAGAGAAGTTGTCCAATGACCATTCAAACGTATCAACTCCTCCGGTACCACCACCTTCGCTGTCTATTCTTACATAGAATGTTTGTGTTGTTGTACCTTCGTAGTGTCCTACTAGTGTAGCATCATCTAAGCCACTGCCTGAAAATGTTGTTCCGTCGGCACCTATTGTGTCTCCAGAATTTAAATATATAAAACTAGAGTCAACTTCTAAGTTGTTCAATTTAACACTAGATTGACTACCTAATACTATTAAGTCTCCTGCAACTGTAACATCAGCATCAAAGTATGCACCTTCGGTGACTCTAAATTTTTCTACTGTGTGACTTCTTAGTTCAATGTAAATTGATCCTGTGCTTGCATTACTGGTTAAACAGACACCAATATCAACTGGGAAGTTAGGATAATCAGGTGCAGTTTGCACTAGTGTTCCCGGAGTATCAAACCCTAAGTGAATCTTTTGTCCAGATGTTAAGTTACTGGTATCGATACCGTCGATATATCCACTAACAATAACATAACCTTCTGCTCCGTTTGCAATATTATGTCCTGCTAATCCTATAACTTCTATTTTGTTAATATCACTGGCGTCGGCTAACGCAACTGTCGGATAACGTCCAAAAATAGCGTGTCCTGCAATATAAACACCTGTTATGTAAACGGGTTGACCTTTATTAATAGTTGCGCCTGAACTGTTGCGGCAACGAATAAATTCACGTTCACCTACTGTAATGTCAAAATTGCTGTTGTTACTAAACAACACCAATGATTCAAAATCGCTGTCATAGTATAGTCTGCCTTCTTGGTATGACGGACGACTCGAATATGCAGTTGGCGAAAAGTCTATACGACCTAAGTTAGCTTCAGTTACGTTAACTGTACCGTTGACGTATAAGTTTTCTGCAATGCCAACTCCGCCGTCAACAACTAACGCACCTGACGTATAACCAGTCGATCCTGTGGTTGAATTAAATGTTACACTACCGTCAACTGTTAGAGCGTCATCTACCTTTACGTCTCCTGTAAATGTTGCTAGACCACTGGTGTCTATAGTTAGACGTGTAGTTGATGTTTGTTCGATAGCACTAGACGACCCAACTTCGCCTGTTTTTACAACAAAGTTGCCGCCAGTTGCATTACCTGTTCCTAGTCCAGCTTGTATAGTAAATGCGCCGCCGGCTATGTTTGTTCCTATACCGCTTTCACCTTTGAGTGTTGCATTTGCAGTACTGCTACTTGCTTCTGCGCTACCAAAAATAACATTTCTGTTTCTTATTAACATTGTGTTATCTTTAGTAAGTGTTCCTGCAACAGGCGATGACGAACTTACAGTAACATTTGCATCGGTCTGTATAGTAAAGCTAGTAGCGTTAAATGTTGCGCCTAGTACTGGCCATTGTCCATCTAAGTTAGAAACAGTGCTACTAGCTATGTTAACGGTGTCGCCTGCTCTGATGCCTAATGTAAACGGAGTATAGGTAAATGTTAATGTTGTACTTGACGATATTGTTCCAGTTGTTTCTGCACTCAAATAAACATAATCAGTTGTAACACCGGAAACTGTTGTATTTGCAGGAATACTAGCAGAACCAGTTACTAACATGCCTGCTAGTATTCCACTGGTACTTGCCATTGGAACTTCTTTGTCACCATTTCCAGTAATACCGTCTGTTGCTGCGGTAAAAGATTCTAAGTTTACTGTTACTGTTGTTGAGGAGGTTGCATCGTAGTTGTCAATGAAACTTGTTATATTTCTTGTAGCAGTACTCTTACCTATTTTTACAGTTTCGGCAGCAGATCCTAATTCTAGTGTAGTAACATTATCATTGTATACCAAACCAATTCCTGTGCTTGTTGAAGAAAGTCTTGCTGATCCTACGTCTAGCCCTTCTGCTAGATCTAGTGCAGTACTCCATTCAGGTGTTGTACCATTAGATTTCAAGAAGTTGTTGGCTCTTCCAATGTTTAGTGTGTTTAGTGTACTTGTAGACTGAGCATATATAAGGTCGCCTTGTGAATATGCTGATAGGTTAGTTCCGCCCTTGTTTACAGGAACATTAGAAGTTAAGTTTGAAGGATCTAGGAAATAAGCACTATCAAGGCTGTCTAGTGTTCCTGCATCTACAACTCCATCCTTGATAAACACTTGTCCTGACGCACCAGTGTCTACATCAAATTGACTTTGTAAGAATCTAGCAGTTCCGAGTGTCGAATATAGTTCGCCAGGATCGTAATCAACATTAGCAATACCAATACTTACGTCTCCGTAGTATTCTCCTGATATGTTAGAACCTGTAAGTGTTATAGGGTTATCAGTTGTATTTGCTTCTATTAAATTCTGTACTACAACTCGATAGCTGCTATCTCCGTACAATACAGTATCAGAATTTGCTGTTCCCGAACCTGCTAATCTAGTAGGTGATACAATACCTGAAATAATGTTACTTGCATCTATGTTTGTAACAGCTAAACTATTCCAGTTTGCTTTTAGTCTACTGCTTGTATTAACAACGCCGTTTACCTGTACGTTTTGTAATATTACAGTTGCATGACCAACACCTGTTGATGTAATATTCTTTGCACCTACAACTAACCCGTTACTACTAGCAAGTGCGTCACTTCTTAGTTCGTGTAGTGTAAAGCTGTTGGTTGTTACAGATCCAATAAAGAATCTGCTGCCGTCGACTATCTCTGTAGAAGCTATATCAGGTAATGCAGAAACTGAACTTCCATCATTTTCAATGCTGATTTTTATAGCGTCTCCTGTTGCAAATCCATGATTAACTACAGTAATACTATTGTCAGCAATGTTAACTACGTATCTAGTTAAGTTGTGATTGTTGTTTGCCGGAGTACTTAAAAATTCTATTTTATTAACTAAACTAAAATCTTCATACAGTTCGATTGTATTAGCAGTAATACTTTTTGCATAATAAACTTCGCCATTTATCATGCCGCCTATAGCAACGTTTCCTAGAGTATTATATGTTACTGGATCGCCATTTGAATATCCATGGTTTGTTATAGTAATTCTATAATTTACATAATCGACGTTGCCGCCAGCACCTGTGTCCCCGGCTAAGAAATTGTGGCTAATCGAATCTTCTAAATCAATAATTTGCTTTGTAAGGGGAGCATCGTTGTCTTCGACAAAATCTACAGATGACGTACTTGCAACAAAAAGCTCTCCGCCTATAATGTTAACATAGGCACGTTTTTCAACAGCAGTGATTTCAATTTCAAAATCGTGTCCGAGACCTACGCCGTCAAAGTTCGGATTGACCGAAAGCAGATCACCGACAGCATATCCTGTGCCGCCTCTTCGAATGTCAACATCTACGATACAAGCATCAGTAACTGTTAGATCAGCATATGCACCAGTTCCTACACCGGTTACAGATGTCAACGGAATCATTTCCCAAACATATGTACCTGTTGCAGGAGCATAGTCAAATCCTGGTGTAAAGTTTGTATTATCAACGTTTGTACACACACCGTATCTTGTTTCTGTAACAGCACCTTGTGCGTTTCCGTCGGCGCTGGTTACAAGAGTATAAGCATAGCCTGTGGCTGCTTTAATTGATTCATTTGCTCCAGTGTTTGCAATAGTAAATGTAGTATTTGTAGGTATCGACAACACTATACCGTTTCCATCGTACAAGTGGTCGTTAGCATCTACTCTTACACTGTTACCAACTCTTAGATTATGATTTGTCGAAGTTGTGATTGTTGCAACGTTGCTGGATCTTGAAACAAAGGTAATTGCCGCACTAGTAAAATTATAATCGTCGTCATTTGACAATATCAAATACTGGCTGCTATTAGAACTTTTTAAGAAGAAGTTATCTATAATTGCACTGCTAGTACCTTTGCTTGACGGTTTTATACCGGAATCGACGTTGTTAACATACAGGTTAGGAGCCGATACTCCTGTATCCCACGGGTCGCCAGTGCTGTCGTCAGTTGCATCCCATTCGCCTTCAACAGAAGCAACAAGTAAGTTTAGTGATGCACCGTAATTTCCCTTTGCATATCCTACGGCACCAGCAATGCCAGGTTGACTGATTTCGTCACCGTCGTTTACTGTTATACCAGATGGCAATGTAAGTTCTACCTGTTCATATTCTTCAGTTGCAATGTCTCCTGCTTTTAAGTCTACAGCAGGAATTTCGTCGACTTGTAATAGTCTAGATAGATATCCTTGTGTTGTTGTACTAGTAAACTGTCTTGTTGCTGGAATCAATTCAGGGTTTAATTGACCGTTAGTATTAAGTTGTACAATTGCACCAGGAACAGCAGCCGTTGATACTGCCTTGTCAATAAATCCACCTAGTCTGTTTGATAAGAAACTTCTAATAGCCAACTGTGTTGACAAGCGTGAATTGCTAGAACCACCTAGTTCGTCATCGCCTAAGTTAACGTTTGTTGAAATTTCTTCAATTGCAATATCTGATAATGTTAGTCGTAGTGCATCGAGCTCGTCAACCTGTACCTTGTTTCTAAATGTAATATTACCGGTTCTGTTGTATGCTGTAATAAAAGTGCCAACTTTAAAGTCTCCAAGTTCGTTTGTGCCTGATGTATAAACACGACCGGGTAGTTCTTCATATTGTTCGTATTCTTCTCTAGTTCTTCCGCCGTTTTGTGGTAAAGCGTTATAGTCTACACCAGATCCTGAATATTCCCATGTGTGTGACGAACTGTTAACAATACTAGGTCTGTGGAACCAACACTGCTTTTCTGGTAAGTTTGCTAGATTTGTTAAGGATGTCCCAACAACAGTACTTTGTATTGTAAATGTTGCAGTACCGAGACCTGCATAGTTTGAGACTTCGTTGATTCCAATGTTAGTATTTGGAATATCTGCATGATCAGATGTAATTATACTGCTTACTGTAAATGTATTTCTTAAGGTGCTTGAACCGACAGCTACCAATTCAACGCTAACAATAAGCTCTCGTTCAACTGGTTTCCAACTATACACATATGCACTGTTGTTGCCCGCTCCTGTTGTAGCAGCAATAGCTCTACCCGGTACAAATTCATAACTCTCTGCACCAGATTCTAGTATAAGTTTTTGATATGTCTGGTGACTCGAAGTAATGTCATTAACAAAAAATTCTCTTGTGTTTGCCAAGAATTCGTGCGAACCTGTACTAGTTGATGTAATGTCGACGTTGAAGTCTCCACTTTCATCAAATGTTAACGAAAATTCGTTTTCATTTATAACTTTAACATAATATGTTTGTTCAGCATCTAATCCGCCTACTGGTGTATTTCCTACTGGATCGTAAATTACAGACTGTCTGTTAGTTAATCCATGCAAAGTAGAAGTAAAAGTATTTGTAGTAACATTTACATCAGTAGATGCATCGAACGCAATTTCTACAGTAGCAACAGATTTATAATCATTAGTTATGTCCCCCTCGGAAGTAACGTCAACTGCATCGGGTATAGAATTTGGATCGGATATAGCATCCTTAATTAAATCAAATTTCTCGTCAACAAATGCTCTTACAGTCGAATCTAAACTTGCTAAAACTGTTGCTGTGTAGACGCTTGCTTGTTCTAATGCTGCAATTGTTTGATCTTCTTGACCGCTTATAGTAGAGTTAGAACTATCTGCTAATCTTCCTGTATAATAAGACAGTGCTGCCTGGCGAGTCAGTGTGTTTCCAGTACTCCATGTATCTCTTGCAACCGCATCTAATATAATTAATAATTCTGCATAAAAGGTTGCAGCATTGTAAATGTATCCATCCCAAATACTTCCAGGAGTTGCACCGGCAATTTGAGCATCCATCCAGTCAATGGTATCTTGTGCAATATCCCCGGCGTTTGATTCTATCAAGTCATACGCAATTTTGTATTCTGGATTTCTAAATCTAATAACGAATTCGTTTACTGGTTCAGTTCTTCCGATACCAACAACTGTTAATGTTTGTGCACCAGATGACACACCAGTAGATACAACAATCGATCTGTCAAATTCAAATGTCTTAGGAGAGAACCCTGAAGATCTTAGTGCATAAAGACCAAAGTTAGTAGCAGAGTTAGTAATAGATACATATCCGCCGGACTGAGCATAAATTCCGTTTAATAAGAAAATTTGGAAACACGAAACTATCTGTGCATAAGCATCGTTGGTTAGGCGCCAGCCGGTACCGCCAAAACTGATATGAGTAAATGCGTTTGCAACCATTGACTTACCCTGTTCCGGTGTCGGTCCTGCTACAGGATTTTCTGCTTCGATTTGTCTCGGAGGGGCGTTCGGAGTAGCAACTTTACTACCATCAACTTTAGCACCGTTGCCTCCTAAGAACGAAATAATAGAACAGTTTTGTATGTATGGCGATGTTGTAATAGTCGGACGTGTGACTGGTAAGTTTGTATATCCTACACGACTTACTGTAATGTCAGTTGGATCGTCGAACGAAACTGCATAGTCCCAAGTGAACTGAGGAACAAAGTTTACGTCAACTTTATCTCTAAAAGTAAATTCACCAAAGTAACATGCATTACGAACTCTTAACATATCAAGATTTGCATTAGCAGGACGAATAATACAGCCTCTTAAACCGTCGCCTTTGATAACAACATTGTCAGGAACAATAATTGGATTCTGTTCAGTGTAGTCGCCAACAGCAACTTTGATGTTTATTCTGCGACCATTAACTGTACCATTTGAATTGTATACTAATCCTGATGCAATTTGACATGCTTTTTTAACAGTTCTAACAGGTAAGTTTAATCCGTCATTTGTGTCGTCGCCCTTTTCTGCGCTTACATAAATCACATTTCCGCCAAATGTATCGGCACTGGCAAAAAATAATTCACCTACTCCGTTAACTCTTAGTAAATTTCCATCAATTCCGTTATCAGGAGGTAATACTAACGTATATCCAGCATCTAATGTGTCAGGTGCTTTAATTGAAACACCATTGTTTCCTGATGCAATTAACTCGTTAAACGTTAAGGTCGATGCATCTTCAATCTGTGTATTTTCTTGTAGTGAAATATAGGAAGCATTTACAGTTATCTTCTGAGAGCCATCAATTGTAATTGTCACTTCACCTGCAGAATCGCCCGGATCGCTAACTAAAATTTGACTGTTGTTTTCAAAAATTCGTTGTGTAAGATCCTGTATTGTGTTATCATCTCTTAATAAAAACACTTTACCGTCGGCTGTGTTAATAGCTAATTCGCCTGATTCCAGTTGTGAAATTGTAGGTTTCTTGCCAGCGACTGCACTACGCTTGTGGCGTATCTTTGTAGACATATGTAACTCCTATATAGGTGTGGGTCAAAGCACTAGGCCGCCCGGATTTGAACGATATAAATCGCTACAAATATATTTATCTTGGAGTTTAATAGTGGTACTTTTAGAATGTACCACCATCTATTGTATCTGTCCAAACCGGAGTAGAATCGACATTGCTTGTGACAGTTAGTATTTGATATGAAGTAGCAATGTCACTTGTACCAGCGGCAGCAGTTACTTGTATTGGATTGGCAGTATCGCCATACAGTATTCCGTTTTCGGTAAATGTGCTAGCACCTGTACCACCGTATTGCACTGCTAAGTCATTATTAGTTAATATTAACGATCCGTTAACAGTTAAATCTTCATCGACTGCTAAGTCTTCATTAACTGTTACACTTTGATCAAATGTAGTTAGCCCGCCGGTTTTACCTATATTAATTACAGTTGCATTTCCGAATGCATTAATTGTAGTCGGTGTTACATTTAGTAAATTAAATGTACCAGCACTAGTTGTAATATCGCCGCCGTTTACAGCTAAGTCGCCAGTTATAGTTGCAACAGTTGAGCCTAGTTTAAACTTTTCTGTTAACGTTCCGTTTGTCATTGTTTTAAATGACATGTCAAAGTATTCAGCTAAGTTAGTTACATCTGTTACAACTACGTCTAAAATACCGCCTATTGTAAATATACTGGTGTCAGTTTCTAATTCAAACTTTAGTCCAGTACCGCTGTTTATAGTAGGTGTGCCAGATACACTATGATGTGCAAGTATGATTGGATATACAATTGCATCAGCACTACTATCAGGCGCATTTGATATCCACTTAACTTCTTCAGGAGATTCAATTGTGCTAGCTTTGATGATAATCTTATCACTTGCATAATTAGTTAGTTGTAGTTCTCCGCTAGTGTTGCCACCGATATATTGATTAACGTGTAATTCTTTACCGATACCAACACCGCCAGTAACAACTAATGCACCAGTGTTATAAGCTGAACTTGCTGTAGTATTTTCTATTCTTACATCAACAGTATCGTCAACTCTTAAACGTGTTGTACTTAAATTCATACGCTCTATACCATCGGTATAGAACATCAATTCGTTTTCGTTTGCAGCCGGAGAGCTTTCAGCAATTATGTATGTATTGCCGTCAACATCTCGCACGCCACCGAGACTATTCCACGCAATACCGTCGTATCCTTCAAATTGTCCTACGTTGGTATTAAAACGAACTTGACCAGTGACAGAAGTCGGTCTTTCGGCTGTTGTACCAACTGGTAGTTGAATACTAGCTACACTATCAAATATTGTTAGTTCGTTATTAACTGTTAATGTACCAGTTGCTGCACCTATGTTTAAAGTAGTTGCTGCACCAAATGCATTAACAGTAGTAGCAGTTGTATTTAATATGTTAAATGTACCAGCAGTTGTAGTAATGTCGCCGCCGTTTACAGCCAAGTCTCCGGTTACAGTTGCATCTTGCACCACTGACAAGTTTGCCCCTACATTTAAATTCTTTTCAATACCTACCCCGCCTTGAACAATTACTGCACCAGTGTCCTTATCAGAACTATCAGTTTCGTTAAGTACTATTATACTAGGTACAGTGCCAAACTTGATTGCTTCACTACTGTTAGTAGTATCAATTGCTACATAAGAATTAGTCGATTCTTTAATTTCAAATGCAACTGCAATGTTATCAGGAATGTTAAATTCTGCATCACCAGTAACAACCAGTGAGTCTACTGCGGCATTACCTAGGTCTATACTACCGTTAATTGTTAAGTCGCCGTTAACACTTAAATTACCGCCAATTCCAACACCACCAGTAACAACTAATGCACCAGTTGAGTAAGTTGAAGAATTTGTTGTATTAAGTATATTGACAATAGGAGTTTCGCCAAACGTAACATTTTCAGTGCCGTTAACTGTGTCAATTGTAAAATAGTTAAATGACCCTTGATAGATACTAAACACATCGGATGTATTGTCAGGAACACTGACGTTTGCAATTCCTGTAATAGTTACGTCATCTTGAAATAAAGAAGTTCCTATTACTTCAAGGGTGTTATTAACAGTTGTTGTACCTATTAATGCACCGATATTAATATCAGTAGCACCGCCGAACGCATTAACAGTTTGTGCGTTGTCGTTAATAAGATTAAATGTTACTGCGGTACTAGAAAGATCACCGCCGTTAACTTGAATATCAGTTTCAAATATTACATCATCTTCGACTGTGCCGCCTGTAATTTTATTCAGGTATCTATTTTCAACATAAGAAATTACAGCAGTTTGTGTAGGAACAGTATAGCTATCAGGTGTACCTAAGCTCGATGTTAAGTCACCGTTTTCACTTACTTCTCTTAGTTCAACTCCAACTGGTATGCCGTCTCTTCTAAATGGTCCAATTGACGTAATACCACTTAAACTAATTTCGTTTGCATTAAGCGTAATTGCACCTGTTAGTGCGTTAACTCTAAAGAAGTTACCGACCTTAAAGTTACCAATTTGGTCAACTACACCTCCGGCAAACACCTTACCGTTGTTAGTTTCAACAAATTCGTTTGCTGCTATAGGTACGCCACCAAAGAACGGTAATGCGTTATATGTAATGCCTGCACCTACATATTCAAACGCATGTCCTGATGTAGACACAGTACTTACGTTTTGTAAACTTGATAATGTATTATCCAATACAAATGTAACACCAGGGAACAATGATATAGTTGCAGTACCACCATATTCTTGATTTAACATTATAATTGTTTCATCAACAATATCATCTGTGTTGGTTAAGACCAATTCTCGTTTTGCATTAATAGTAACATCAGCTAGTGTACTGTAGCTGTGATTTACTTCTGTAGGTAATGAAGTATTTCCATTCTTAATAACTTCTGCTATTTTTTCTACTAGAATCCATATGTAGTTTGCTGAAGTTGAACTCCCTGCAGAACTACCGATTACTTGAGTTTCTGTAACATCTTCGCTTGGAGTAATTGTATTGTTTAATGCTATTTCTTTTAATACAGTTGCAAGGTGTTTATAAGAAAATTCCGAAACACCCGACTGATCGGCGGTACCGACTATTGCATTTCCTAATACTGCACCATTGTAGTACGCTTCAGCAGCTCGTCGAGTTTGTTTATTGCCGCCATAGGTCATGTCGTACACCGCAGCATCTATTATATAGCTTATATCACGTTGGCATTTTTGTACATTATAACTAAAGCCAATTAAGTTGTTGGTGATAAAATCAATTGTACCTTGCTGTATTGTTGAACTTTGAGCTAAGAGGTTAGTAGCTGCATCGTCAACACTACTTGTATTCCAAGAATAGTCAGGTAGTTCTTCTTGTGGAGTTGAAACTAATCCGTCATTTATTGCATCTATAACAATATCAAATAAGTTGTTTGATATATTGCTATGTGTTGACAATCCAAATCCTGGAGTTAAAACTTGAGATTCAGTGTTTCCTGTAGTCGGTGTTACAGCAATTCCTTCTATTATATCGGCTGCAACATCTCTTAGATGTTCAATTGCAGCAGAAGTTTCTGTTTCTTGTGTAGGTATCTGAGTAGTACCGTAGTTGTAATACGCTCTAGCAGCAACTAAAATAGCTTTGTTACCGCCGTATAATAGATCGTGTGTTACAGCATCTATTAGATACCCAGTGTCTCTAGCACAAAGAGATTCGTTGTATGTAAGTCCGCTTAGATCGGAATTAATGTAAGATATAACACTTGACTGAAGACTTGTTTTTTGTGTTTGTAACGATATTCTTGCATTTGCATATTCCGAAGATACCCAACTAAAATCTGGCAATACTTGAGAAGGCAATGTATCAATGTCGTCAATTGCATTTGCAATATCTTGAGACAGTTCGATTAACCTGTCTACTTCTGTACTACTTGCTGCTATGCTTCCTAAATCTTGTAGTTCGGCGTTGCCTGCTTGTGGAGTTATAGGTATACCTTGTATAATGTCGCCTAAGATATTAGTTAAATGATTAAACGCTGCAACTGTTTCAGTTTTTTCAGTTGGTACAACACTTGTCGTTCCATTCCAGTACGATTGTGCTGCAATTCTTGTTGCATAATTACCACCATACATTATGTCATGACTTAACGCATCTACAAACAACTTTACGTCTCTGTTACAATAAGTTGTATTAAATGTTAAAGACGGGTATGTATTTTCTACAAATGCTACTACATCTGCACCTATAAACTCTCTGTTATTTTGTAGTTGTTCTTTTGCATAAATTTGATCTGTCGGTACGCCAGATTCATCCCAAATTAAATTATCTGCTGCTATTGTTGTGCTTTCAGTTCCATTAACAATAATATCAATTATTTCGTCAAATCCTGCATTTGCTCTTAGCAACGCATTACTCGAACTTACTAGTAAGGTTCCTACTAATGATTTTAAATGTGTAATCGCCGAAACTGTTTGCACAACTTGGTCGTCTATTACCGGCGAAGCAACTGCTCGTTGGTATGATAAACCGGCAGTAACTGAATTATAATTTGTTCCTAGTGCAACATCAAGACTTACTGCATCTACTATAAGTCCGACGTCACGAGAACACTTTGCACTATCATATATAAAATAGTTGTCATTGATCCATGCTATGGTTTCGGCAACTAGAAAATCCCTGTTGTCCTGTAGCTGTCTCGATGCATCTCTTAGTTCAGTACTAGCACTAGGAGGATAGTTAAATGTTTTTCCTTCGCTTGGAAGATCTTCGTATTCAATCACACTTAACAAATCGTCAAATCTATCACCTACTGCGGTTGATACCGATGAACTAGATATTGTTGCAAGTTGTGCTAGACGTTTAGTTTCTCTTAATGCTAAAATAGTAGCAGGCAACTGATTAGCGTCTACTACCGAAGCGGTTGCTCGTTTATAAGCAAGTCCGGCAGTTATGCTATTATAATTTGTGTTCAGCCTTACATCTCTTGCAACGGCATCTAAAATCAATGCTACGTCACGTTTGCATTTTGTTCTATCATATGTAAAATCTGGATAGTTGTCTATTATAAAGTCAGAAATCTCAGTTACTGCGGTAGATTTATTTGCAAAAATTTGTCTCGATGCGTTTTGTATTTGCGAAGTTGCCCAAGTTATTTCCGGATAACTTGCTACAGGTAAACCACTTATAGTAGAATTATCAACAACGTCAATAAAAATTTGTACTAAATCAGATATTTCGTCAACTTCCAATCCTGTAGCATTATCGCTACTAGTATCTTGAGTTAACGGGTTGGCTGGAGTTTTTTCAATCAAGTTACCTAGAATAATTTGTCCTACAATATACTGTAGATGTTGATATGCTTCAACTGTAGGGTCAATTTCGTTTGCGTTTACTAGTTGAATACTGGTTTCTATAAAGTATGCATTAGATGCATTTCTTGTCGCAGTGTTGCCTTTATAAAGTATGTCATAAGACAACGCATCAACAATGTATCCGGCGTCTCTATAAAACTTG